GCCTTCATTGAATGAAGAGATCGACTTAGCGCCTAGCATGAGCAGGGCGTCTGAGCATACTTTTAGATCGGTATCGCCACTTGCCATATATCACCCCAAAATGTGAGAAAGGCCAACCTCCAGCTAACTAGAAGTTGGCCTACTTACTTGACTACCGATTAATCAGTATCAGTTGCAGTTACGGTCACACCGTCAGTGATGTCAACCACGCCAGAGGCGTTGCTGTTCACGTAAGCGGTAGACATTACTGGTGTACCGCCAGTAGCGCTGTAGCAGAAAATGATGTCACCGACTTTCAACACTGATGCGACAGAGTTGAAGTAGCCAGAGGCACGAATTACTGATTGAGCGTCAGCTGATGAATAGCTATAAATAGCTGGTGCGTTGCCAGATTTAGACTGACCACCGATAGCGTTAAAGCCTGTTGCGGAAAATGCCATGATGTGTACTCCTTATTCTGTGCAAGTGATGTCAACGCAACCACCAGCATCGATAGCAACAGCGCCAGCACTGAACATCGAGCTAACTAACCAAGAGGTTTTCTCAGGGATGTAGTTGATTTCAGAACGAATTGCCATGCTCTCAGCCATGCCGACTGCCATTTTGTGATAGGCATACACTTTGCGGGTAGAACCAGAGCCACCACCAGTTAAACCACCTTCAGAGCGGTCACCGATAGTCACAAAGTTAAAGCCCATAAATGTAGTGATATCACCTTGAACCAAGGCCTTCACAGTGTTGAAGTCAGAGCTGGTGACTGATGTCTCAGACAACAAGCTAGACAACTGTGATGCATGGATCAAGATGTAGCGATCTTCTGCGGGTACGTTTGCAGTGTTTAGCAAACGTGCAGCTTCACGCAATTTAGCCATGTTCAAGTTTGTACCAGCACCACCGATGCTAGTAGCAACGGTCAAGCTGGTGCTTGATGCTGCCAATGCGTCAATGATCATCTGGTCTGATCTACGGCCAATAGCTTTAGCAACAACTTGCACCAATTCTTGGCGCTCGTCAAAGTTAACTTTAGCTTGGTTGAAAATGTCTGAATACTCAGCAGCAATGTAGTCTGTCAAAGTGACAGTTGCTTGTGAATAAGTGACATTGAGTGGAGTAACGTCAGTCTGTGGTACACGAACTTGTGCAACGCCAGAGCCGATCTTTGGGAACTTGTGTGTGCTTGCAGTAACGCCAGTACGTAGACGAACAGTATTACGCAAGACAGCATCAGCTTGATACGCTTGTTTTACTTCCGTGTCGAACAGGGTTACAAAAGCATTAGAGATACTAACTGCCATTGTTTTCTCCTAGAAAACGGTTGATGAAATGTTTATCGCCAACGGTTGTCCAGAAAGCTCTGGGCCAAGACTTGTGCCTTACAGCGCACCCCTGGATAGACTACTATCGTCACTGGCCTTGCGGTTGTCAGTGCTTACATTCTAAATCATATTTTTATGATTGTGTCAACTATTTAAATAAAAAAAGCCAGGCTGTTACACCTGGCTATAAAGTTGGCAACTGCTTGCCGTTAACCGTACATCTTCTCGAACAACTTCTCTACTTTGGCTCGGTAGCTTGGGTTTGTCTTGTACTCTGGGTTAGCCACCATGGCATCCAACTCTTCTTTTGACAATGAGCCAGCAGCGTCTGGTTTCAATGTGTCTGTGGGTACTCTACCCTCGTAGGTTTCTCTAAGCTTTTGCAGGGTCTTAATACCCGCAGCGGTATCACCCCAGCGGGTGAACTCTTGAAACTCTTCCTGGCTCCAGATACCCTTTTGCACCATGCCTCTGCCCCAACCAGCCATGTTGTTGATGATGGCCTTGGCATTGGGTCCAAGTTTCTCCAGCTCGTCTGCCATGCTCTGGCGGGTTTCTGCTATGTTATTAGCTCCAATACCAGTGACCTCACGTGCCAGGTCTTCAAAGGCTTGCTGGCTAATACCGTACTTCTGCGCCCAGCCCACATAGCTTTTGACCACTGGGTCATCACCTTTGAGGCCTAGACCGCCAATGTCGTACTCGCCATTCTCTGGGGGTTTGTGGCCACCAGCTCGGAACTTCTTCTCTAGCTCCACGTAAGACTTGCTGATTCCCTCTAGGTCTGGGGCTTGATCGTCCTTGTTCCAGAATTTCTCTGGCCAGAAGTCAGGGCGCTCCAGCGGGGTATCGTCTTGCTCGGTAGGGTCACCTTGTACGTGACTGATTGTCTGCTCTTGGCCCTCGGTTATCGGCTGGTCTGTGCTTTCGTCTGCACCAGCCAGCAGGCCTGGGTTGTCATTTGCATCACTCATCTTTGTTTAGCCTTTCGGATTCTATTTTCAATATCCCTGACCACGCTGTTTTGCCCCTCTCGGAACACTCCCAGCGAACTGTCAGAGCCTGGTTGCCAGCACGGTTGCTCAAGATAGAACTCTCGCAGCCACGCCAACACTTTTTGACCTTCAGCACTGGCAAAGGTTTTTGCCACCTGGAGGTTCAGATCTACCCTGTCTTGATCAGGTTCAAAGGCAGCAGGCTCTGCCTCTAGGTCATCCCACCCGCTCATGCCATAGCCTCGCCTGCTGGCGCTGGTAACGCACCTTGCTGCTGCTGTGCCATCATGGCAGCCTGCGCCATCTGCTGCATCATCGCTTTACGCTCCTCGCCAGTAGTACGCACCTGGATAGGCACACCGAGCTTGTCGGCAATGTAGTCAATGGCAGTGCCAGCCTTGATGGCCATCTGGCCTTCTGGACCCATGCCAGCAGTGATCTGCATGAACTGCAATATATTGTTGATCTCGTCCATGTTCTGAGCCATGGCCAGCGGAGAGACAGGGCTAACCTTGACCTCCAGACCATTGACCTGGATGGGCAACACAATCATGCCATCAGCGTCCATGACTTCTAGGATCTTGGTAACCAGCGGGATCATCGTCTCATTGATCAAACGGCCAAAGGCAGAGCCAAGGTTTTGAGCCAGCTCCTTCATGCGCTCTACCACCTCAGTGGCAGATCTGGCCGACATATTGTCTGGTGGCAAAGACTCATCGAGCAGTGTGCGCTTAATTGCTTGCACCAAGTCATTAATCACCAGCTGGGAGACATTGAAGTCACCAGCACGTGGCAGCGGTTTAAGCGCCTCACCCTGTGGTCCACCGTTCCTGGCCACTGGAATGATCGCCCCAGGCGTGATCTTCACGTTGGCTGGGTTTAGCACACCATCATCAGCTGCCGTGTAGACACCAGTGATCGCCAGGCTGGCATTCTTCAGCAATAACTCTTTGACTTTGTTAAGGGTCTTGATGTCTGGCAGCGCAGTCAGCACTGGACCACGGCCATAGATCTCGCCAGCCACCTTCATGTAGCGTGACACCACCCATGGGCTAGATTTGAGCTTGCGGTAAACCAGCTGAGATTTAGACTTTTCATGGATCACGTAGTAACCGTAGTCACCACGGTCTAGGTTAAGCACGGTAGCCTCAATCAGATCTATCTCTTCTGTTGGCTTATCAGCAATTAAGCGCTGCAGATCTGGTGGGATCTCTGCATCTTTCCACTGCATCTGGATGGACTCGCCTTTGATACGCATCTTGCGGTAGACGTTATCCACTTGGCCATTGGCGCCCTCTTCAAAGCTGACCAGGTACTGCGGAACAGGAATAAAGTTGATGGGGTTAACAGCGTCACCCTTTTGGATCAGCATCACAGCTGTGCCAACAGAGAGATCTAGCAAGAACTCACCCATAGCAATGTCAAAGTTAGACTGCTTTAGGACGCTAAACATCTTGTCGCTGTACATATCAAGCATCATCTGCACTTGGCTTTTGCGATCCATGGGGATGTCAGTGCCAGGCTCAAGCCTGCACCACTTACGCTGTGGCGGGAAGATGCCAGATTGCAGACGGTTAGCAAAGCGCTGGGTAGAGTTGATAGCAGTAGAGTCAAAGACTCTGGTCATCTTGCGTTTACCGCCTACCTTGCCCTCGTACTCACCACCGTAGAGATTGCGCTGGGGCAGGGCAAACTCCATAGCGTCTTCATAGAGACTGCGAAAGTCATCCTTTTTGTTCTGCGCTATTTTGTGTCGCTGCAGAATTTGCTCAACGCTCATTTTTGCCATATTAATCTTTCTTGCTTGCTTGGTATCTTTTTAGAATTGCTCTACCCTTGGCTGCCAATCGAGCAGCTGCATCTGCGGTCTTTGGTACTGGCTCACCCCATGCATTGGCAGACAGCGCCAGCCTGGTTGGCTCACCCTTCTTGTCCACCAGTGGACCGCTGGGGTTGGTAAAGAACCGAGTTAAAAAAGATCCCTTGCGTCTAGCGTCTTGCCCTGTTGGGTTAGATGCCTTGACGCCTGGCTGTAGGTTCTTACTCTCGCCAGAGCGCTCGAACTTGCGCCTGCCAGCCTCGGTCAAACCACCTTTAGGATCTTTGTACTTGCTCATTTCTTTTTGGCTGCATTCATGTTGTCAATCAAATTTGGATATGGGCGCCCAGCTGCTTTGGCGCTTGCCTGCGCTGACTTCTTATCGGCTGGAGACAACTTCTTTGGCTCACCTAAGTTTTTTGGCCGAGCTTGATTCCAAATTTTTTTATTCATATTCATCTGATTCTTCCTCCTCTTCATCTGTGATAGGACCGCCAACTAGCCACGCATCGCACGTGCGAGTAGCTGCACACTTGAAGTGAAACAACTCGCAAAAGCCAAGGCCTGCGGTTTCAATTACGTCCTCGTCATAGCCAGATTCCTCTTCTGGATTCTTGGCCTCGATGCCTGCCTTGATGCAGTCGAGCATTTGGGTGGTCTGAATAAACGCAGCGCAGTTACCGCATCGCATACCCATGGCCTCATCAATATTTGTGTTCCAGATCACGGTTTTGCGGATCCAAAATATTACATTGTTCTTTGCATCATCTGGATTAGCTGGCCCATAGCCGACATTCTCAAATGCCCAGTTTCTGTTTTTGAGATTGGTCTTGATGTCTCTGGTGGCCAGGGGGCATTGGTACTCGCCCTCGCCTTCCATTTCTTTCTCGGCCTCTGTGATCATGTTGGTTGCCATTATTCGTACCACTCTAGTTCTATCAGTGCTGTATGTGCAGTTCCATTGACGTTGGTCAATCGAAATAAATAGTTTGTTAGTGGCGCCAACACATACTCTAGTGAGCTACCGCCACCGCCAGACGCCTTCTTGCCAGTGCCACCAGTTACAAATTGACGGTTAATTAATGTGCCAAGCGTGTTAACCGTTGGGTTGGTGACCATTGCAACATTACTAGTGGCTGCTATGTTTCTGTTCCTACGAACTGGTGTAAATGCCGTGCCACCTGTGGTGGTTGTGCCTTCATAAATAAAGAAGTCTGCATCACCAGATGATTCCATTGCAATGGTTACATGGGGTATGGTGCTTGGACCAGCTGCAATGACAATGTCTGCATTTGCGCCAGCAGCCAATTTACCGCCATCTGGATATACCAACCAAGCAATAAATGCACGGCCTTCATGCAATCTATGGTGATTGGTGTCAACAATAATTAGACCGTTGTCAGACCCAGCCACCATCTGATTGCCGTCTTTATCCTTTTGAGTCAGCGCAACAAATTGCGCTTTTTGATTCTCAGACTCTCTGGTGACGTAAATGATGGCCATTTATTTTTTCTTCTTCATTGCCTCGGCCTCGCTCATGCCAATAGCAATTGCTTGTTGGCGTGACTTGACCTTTTGACCAGAAGATGATTTGAGCTTTCCAGTGGAATACTCTTTCATCACCTTATGCACTTTTTCTTGCATCTTGGATTTCATGTCTGCCATGATTACATTCCTCCGAGCTTAGATGTAACGCCTAACTCGCTGTCTTGTCTCTCTTGCGAAAGCAGCTGACGCAAGCCACCGCCACGTCTGGCAGCCATGCCAGCTTGGGTCTTCTTAGCCAGGTTAGTTTCTTGTGTAGCAAGTT